TACTGTCTCTGCAAATTCTACATCTTCTGGGTCTACATCTTCTATATCATCTACTAACAATATAGTTGCAGTACTATCTTTAAGTGCTTGATCTTTAATAGAATACCAAACCTTATGTCTATAGTTATCATAGGGAAATAAATAGTCTTCTTTTCCATAGTTATAACTATCACTAACCATACGAGGTTGGTGTATACGACCTTGTTTCCAAAGTCTTTGCAATAACTCAGCTTCTGCAATACTATCAAAATACTTCATATTGTAGAAATGTTCAGGATCATTAAATGGATGTTTTGTGGATGTGCAGATTAACAGCACTTCCTCTTCACTAATAGTACCATCTAGTATATCCTCTGTACAGACGGACAAAGATTTACCAATCAAATGCCTAATCATTAGCCTTCTCCTCAAGCTTTTTGAATTTCTCTCTCAAGCCACGTTCCATAAACTTGATAAGATCACGGTGCATCCTTGTAACTTTATTTAACTGCTCGATCTCTCTGTGAGCAAAGTTTAACTCACGTTCTAATGCAAATACTCTATGCTCCACAGATGTTTTCATACTCTGAACCATATCTATCATAATACTCTCCGAAAAGTTTAGGTTTTAATGATATATATTATACCATATTACAACTGAAAAATGGCATTTAGAAGGCTTGAAAAAGTTTAGGTTATTTTCGCCTCTCTAATTCTTATATTGGGTCCAATAAAAAAATTTTCAAATTTTCAAAAAACCATAAGAAAAATTTATGTTCGATCGGACATCAAAAATATTTACCGATCGGATCTTAACTATAAGAAATCAGTATAGATAGAATCAAAAAAAAAGCGGCCCAGAGGATGGGCCGCCAAATGAGGAGGATTTTAACTATTAGACACCTGCTTCGATTTCACCAAGTTCCAACATATCGCTCAGACTTTCATCACCAGTCTTGCGAGTGTTGTTGCTTAGGGCATCTGTTGCTTTGTTCCAGATTCCCTTAACGTCACCATCATCACCAGTCCAGTACAATTCCCAATCTTCTGGTGTTTCGTACAAGGGAGAAATATCCAAAGCGCGACAAACTGCGTCTTCTAACCTTTCACAAAAATCATCATAACGCTGTTGTGACGCTTCATCATTTTTCTTCCAAAGCTTTACAACTTTGTCAGACATCTTTCCGGTAAGCTTTCCCAACAATTCATCACGTTGATCTTGCTCACGCTGTGACAACACTTTTAACAAATCATCTTTCTTGAAACCAACACGGACCGAGTAAGCTTCCTCGAAACTAAATGGTTGCTTTGTCCGATATGAAATTGCACCACGCGCAATTGTCTCATCGTAAACACCTAACCATCTCCGTGCGTTCATCAATGGATCATCTACACGTTGAATGAGTAACTTAGGTTTCACAGTAAACGGTCCATCAGACTCCACAGCGTCACTGTGACGCCCGTCAGACTCCTCAGACTCATCATCAGGCGTCTTATCTAATCCCATTTCGTGAAAGTTCCTGCGAGCAACTTGTTTCTCACGAATACGATTAATACGATCAGCAACATCATCCAAATGATCTTGCGGTATCGATCGTTCTGCCCAAATTACTGATTCCATGTTACTCATCACACGGTAAACAGATTCTTGCTGAATGAAGAAACCAGCAAGTTCAAATTGCTGAGTAGTCAAATTACCTACAGCAGTTTGATACTTCATTGCAGTGTCGTACTGATCACCAGGATTGATGTTCATCATTGACTCTGCAATTTCAGTTGCTAAATCACCACTGTCATTTCTACCGTTATCTACTTCATTCAATACATCATCATTTGTAGTCATTACATTAATCTCAACTGGATGTTAAACAACAGAACGCATGCGCCAGTCTTCGCTAGCGTTCTTTACTTCATCAAATTGTTAAAGATCACGGACAACTAAGCGTAAAGATATCAGAACATCAGGTTGCTGAAATCCATCAGCACATAAACCATCTTCCATCTGATACTTAGTCACTGGTCTTTAGGTCCGAACCAGTACAGATATTATAGCCAAGATCCAAAGCAGCATGCGAATTCGCGCTCAACTTTACAATAATTTTTGCATTACCACATCTTAAACAAATCACATATACTGTATATAAATTCAGTATTGACAAATAGAAATTTTTACCCCCATGATAACCGTTGTTCGTATCGAAGATTATCACTCAGAAGATATCTATCACCTACACACACACGAGTGTTTTAGGTTCTTACAGAAAACAAGCTACCCCCCGTACCCCCTTTTTACAAATTTATAATAATATATATTGTTCCCACTAACCGAAGGGTAATATACTCAACATAAGGAAACTCTGATATGGCTAGAGCTAAATCCAAGTGGATTCAACAGGTAAACAAGTCTATTGCCAAGAGAGGGACCAAAGGTAAATGTACACCGATAACCAAACCCGGATGTACTGGCAGGGCTAAAACTCTTGCCAAGACCTTCAAGAAGATGGCTAAACGCAGGAAAGCTAAATGACCGATAAACAATCAAGGTTTGTAGAATTCTACAGCAGAACTGGCAACGCTACTAGGGCTGCTATTTTTGCTGGGTATTCAGAAAAGACCGCAGAACAGAAAGGACATGAACTCAAGAAACTATTTAGAAGCCAGATACAGGAAGAAGTACTTAGGCATATTGGAGATTGTCTACCTGTGGCCCTACATCACCTTACTGATCTCGCAGAGAATGCGGAATCTGAATCGGTCAGGCTTGGCGCGGTTAAAGACCTTCTGGACAGGGGTGGTCTTAAACCCATTGAAAGGGTTGAAACAACTTCAGTCGAAAGAATGAGTGAGGAAGAAATACAACGAGAACTAGATGCGCTCCGTAGACAAGCTCACTAAGGCACAAAGAGAACTAACACTAGAACGAGAGTTAAGGCAGCGGGAACGATACACAAGGGTCGAATCATATGACCCGTACCCCTACCAACTCAAGTTCCATGAAAGCGGTGCAGGAGCCAATCAGAGGCTTCTCATGGCTGCTAACCGTATAGGTAAGTCCTACTGTGGCAGTATGGAGTTATCCTATCATCTGACGGGCTTGTATCCCAAATGGTGGAAAGGGAGAGAATACCGTCAACCTATAGTCGCATGGGCAGGTGGGGTGTCTAATGAGACTACCAGAGATATAGTACAATTTGAATTATTGGGTTCCCCTGATGACCCCGAAGCGTTTGGTTCCGGTACAATACCGAAAAACTATATAGTAAAGACCGAACGTAAACCGGGTGTCCCTAACGCCAAATCGGTCGCTCTAATCAAGCACGTTAGCGGTGGGAACTCTTCTTTATTCTTCAAAGCCTATGAGATGGGCGTTGAGAAATGGCAGGGAAGATCGGTAGATTGTATCTGGTTGGATGAGGAACCAAGCAGAGATATCTACTCACAGGCTGTAACCAGAACTCTGGACAGGAAAGGCATGGTCTACATGACCTTTACTCCAGAGGCAGGAATGACTGAAACGGTAGCATCGTTCATGAACAACCTTCAGCAAGGACAATCTTTGGTAAATGCGACATGGGATGACGCATCTGAGAAGATAGACACCATGAATGGTAATCCGGGGCATTTGAATGAATTGGTGATGGAGCAGATACTATCCTCCTATTCACCGCATGAGAGGGAAATGAGGCGGTATGGCAGACCATCTATAGGCTCTGGTCTTATATTCCCCATCATGGAAGAGAAGATAATGACTGATCCTGTACAACTTGAGGATCATTGGCCTAGAATAGCAGCAATAGACTTTGGTTGGGATCATCCGACAGCAGTAGTTTGGGGTGCTATTGATCGTGATGAGGATGTATTTTATGTCTATGATTGTTACCGTATGTCAAAAGCGTCACCCGCAGTTCATGCTCAAGCTATACGAGGTAGACCCAATTTTGTCCCCATTGCTTATCCCCATGATGGCAATAGACGAGATTCTATGGGTAATCCCGGTCTGGCTGACCAGTATCGTAATCTAGGCTGCAACATGATGCTGGATCACTTTACCAATCCGCCAGCGTTAGGAGAGAACAAAGGTGGCAACAGCATAGAAGAAGGTCTTATGGCAATGATACAGGCTATGGAAAATGACAAGTTCAAGGTCTTTAGCACTTTATCTGACTGGTGGGAAGAATTCAGGATGTATCACAGGAAAGGTGGTAAGGTAGTTCCTATACGGGATGACCTTATGAGTGCCACTCGTTATGCCTTCCAATCACAGCGTTTTGCAATATCCGGTAAAGACCCGGCTTGGACAAAGGATTTAGAATACAAAAACTATGGCATCATCTAAAAAAATAACAGAAGAAGATTTAATATCCAGAATAAGGGGTGAGATTACCACCTCTTTGGGGTATATGGGAGATACTATCTCCAAACAGCGAGAGCAAGCTATGAAGTATTACTATGGCTTGCCTTTCGGTAATGAAGTAGAAGGTAGGAGTCAGTACGTTGATTCTACTGTTCAGGACACCATTGAATGGATTAAGCCCTCCTTGATGCGAGTATTTGCCTCCGGGGATGAAATGGTAAAATTTAGTCCTCATGGTCCCGAAGACGTAGAAATGGCGAAACAAGCTACTGATTATGTCAACTACATCTTTACCAAAGACAATCCCGGCTGGGAAATCCTGTACTCTTGGTTTACTGATGCCCTCTTATCCAAGAATGGTATCGTTAAAGTATGGTGGGATGAGTACGAGGATTGGAATAGAGAAGAGTATCATAGCTTGGAAGAGGTGCAGTTTGAGACTTTAATCATGTCTCCAAGTGTAGAAGTCATTGAACACACCTCTTATCCTGATCCACAGTATAATGC